GGAGGCTGCAAGATCGTAGCCTCCGTAGCTGTGAGAGCTTTTAATTTTGTCTGTAGATGCCTAAATGCTCGTTTCCTTCTCTAAGGATCTCAATATCTTTTTTTAATGTAAAGATTTGTTTTTCTAATTTCTTATTTTCTATTCTTAAATCACCGTTATTTTTTGAGTGATGTTTTTCTAAACCTTGTATTCTTTTTATTTTAGATACAGCTTCTTTTAGCTTTTGTTTAAGCAACTTATTTTGGTTTTCCAAGTATTCTATTTTTTCTGCATCTTCAAACATTCCACTATTCGTCATAATCCTCCTGGAGCTGCTGCTCTGTACTCGGTGTTAATTTAGTAATCTCATTAGCTTTAGTGATGGCAACTATCTCAACATGAGTATCTCTTAGCTCATCCTTACAAGCATCCTTAGCTTCGTTTAATGTATCCATCAAAGCTGGGTAATTACTTTCATAAACTCCGTATATATAAAGATCATTAATAGCAGCTGTTACTCTTGCTAAACCTTTGTGTCTTTTTTCTAATCTTAATAATTTTTGATCAGTCATTTTTTAAGACCTCCTTCAATTTATATTTTACGTTTTCTATTTTTAGATCTGATATTTCTGCGTCTGAAGATGTTGGATCTTTACCTTCAATAGCTTTGTTCTCATCTGGATATTCTTCTTTGAGTACAAAGTCAGCTTGACCTTGAGTGGTTTTAATTATCTTACTCATGGTGTACCACTATTTTTTCTCTACGATCAGCTTCTATTCTATTTTGTTTAAGTGCAGCTTCAGCATTTTCAGGAACATCAACAACCTTATCTCCAAGATCTTTGGTCCATCTAATTACTGGATCAAAGTCTGTCATTAAAATTGTTTTAATTTCTAATGCTCCTTCCATTACACCTTCTTTGGCTTCAGGCTGATACTTAACAATAGTCATCCAATGTGAGGCTCTATCAGGATCTGTTTGTTCTTGTATTTCTATCTCTACAAACTTAGGCTTTATGATTGACATTTTTACTCTCCTCATATTCTTTGATGATTACTTGTTTCTTTTGCTCTTCATCAATCTCTGCTTCATGTTGCAGCCAATCCATCTTGCCAGTAAAGCCTTTGTGGTATGGTATGAAGTTAGGATCTATTATTACATCGGTTTTAATATCAAATAGCTTTGCTAACTTTTGAAGTTTTAAGCTTGATAATCCATTCATACCTTTTTCGTATTTTTGGATTTGTTGAAACGTGCAATCTAAATCTCTAGCAACTCTAGTCTGTGTAAAGCTTCTAAGTTTTCTTAAGTATTTTATATTCGTGCCGACTGTTCTATTGAAGGCAAGTTCTTCAGGTGTTCTTTGTCTGTTAGACATTGGATCTCCTCAGTTGATAGGTTAAAGTAAGTTTCCGTTTGTTCTTTCCAGCCAGTAAAATCATAAATTGTAGATCTTTCTGCTGTAGTAAAGAACGCCATCGGTGGCATTTGTCGAAACACATCATCAGCTTTAATAAAAAATGCTGGAAGGTTATCTTCAAATTTTAAGTACCAGTTAGTCTGGTTAATTCTGTGTGTAGGCTCATCTGAACTGAACGCCTGGTAATGAACATATGTTGCGTAAGCTTTATCTCCTTCTTTTCTACTCATTATAAATATTCCTCCAATGGATCTGATAATTGATTTCTTTTAATTTGCTCTGCTAACTTGCAGATAATTCTTTGACTAACTTCAGGTGAAAAAAGCATTACATCACCAAACAAAGCCAACATATCTAAAGATCTACCGTCAATAGCTGGAAGCTTATCCCAGTCTTTCTGCCTCATCATCCATTCGATATTTTCTTGATACATATTTTTTTCAGTTTCCATTTCCATTGCTAACTTTGCTGTTTCTGAAAGTTGATTAGCTGGAGTGTTAGGAAATTTAATAACTTTATTGCTCATCTTTTACCTTCTGCATCAACTCTGCCTGGTGCAAATAATTTTGTGCATCATCGTAAGTGTCTTGTTTAAAGCTACCTTGAGTTCTAATAAGCTTTGCAATGACATACATGTTAGCAACCATATGACCTGGAATATCTTTGTTTATTCCAAGTAGAGAGGACCAAGCTCTGCCGATATTTTTCATATTGGCATCGAATGATCCATACTCTAAATGTTTAGCTTGACGGATCTGTTTAAGCTTTTCGTTTTGCATTTTTATCTTTGCTCTCTGCATGAGTAGAGTAGGCAGCGTTAATAAAATACGAAGCAGTCTTAGCTAGACTTTGAGGCATTTCAAATTGTTCATCTGATAATGTTCTCAGCTTTTTATAAGTGTCCATTGATAATGCAATCGACTTGTATTTGTCAGTATCCACTTTTTATTACTCCAGGTTTGCTGGATCAAATGAAGTATCGGCTTGATTAAGTTCAAGCTCTTCTACTCTGTGCATCCAGTAATAAGTTGAACCTTTTGGAAGTTTTCCAGATCCAGTTGCTTCAGCTTTGTAAGCACCAACTCTGTATTTTTTTCCATCAGGTAAAGTTATAGTTCCTTTAAGGTCATAACTTTTTGGGTTTTCTTTATTGATGTTAGGAAAAACGACACCTAACGATTTTCGTTCTTTAGTTTGGTCATCCATTATTGAATAACTCCTTTAGTCTCTAGGTTTGATTTAATCTTGTTAAACTTTTCAAGAAACTGAACATAAGCGTAAGCGTCTTGTTGCTTAACTTTCTGCATAAGTTCTTTGTTAGTTGTAAGCCAAGATTGGTATGCTCCGAGATGAGAGACTTTATCAAGCTCGGTAAGTGCTGCTGTAAGTTTCTGGTCCGATTGAACTATTGCACCAGACACTTCTTCAGCAGATGCTATCTTGTCATTGGTTAAGCCAAGCATTGCTAAAGCTCTTCCAACAGCAGATGTTTCAGCGTTTTCTAACGCAGAAGTTTGATTGATACGACTAGCAGCTCTTAACTCTTCTGCTAATCCAGTAGATACAAGCTTTTGATCAATGAATACTTCAGATCTAACGATAACTTTTTTATCGTCTTGAAAAATTATTGATGATTGTATTGTAGCTGATGCACCTAGATTTCTTCTTAATATTCCAATCCGTAATGCAACAGTTGCGTAATCGTTGTTGTGTATTTTAATAGTCGAACCATTTAAACTTTTTTTAAAGTCGTTAATAGTTGAGACTAATTTATCAGCTGACATATGTAATAACCTCCTATGATTAAGTGTGTGTAGTTGATGAGTTGTGGAGACATCATTTGTTGCTCCAAATCTTTTTTGCTCTAGCTAAATGTTTAGCTCCAATATTCCAATAGAACTGATGATCAAATCCAGGCTCAACATCTTTAGCTATTTCTTCTAGTATCATGTCAGGCTCTTCAAGATCTATGTATCTGGATAACAATCTTTCTTTCCTGATACAATTTCTAACAAGCTGTTCGTAATAATTATTTAAGTTTTGTATTTCTAAATCTGCACAATTTTTTTCGGTAAAAACCATATGGTCATCTGCAGTTAGGTAAATGAGATACGGAGATACCTTCATTTGTTTTCTTAGGCTGAAACAATAAAAAGCCAAATGCTGCAGATGATTAACTAATGGTGTGGATGGCAGTTTAGCCGAAGCAAAAGACCTAGTACCATCCTTCTTTACTTTGCCTGGTCGGCTCCACGATGTCTTTAACTCACAGACCGAAAGGAACGGAGCTGCTCCAGATATGGAATGAGCAGACGCTGCATCAGATCGCTCTGATACATTAAAATCTGTGAAGTGTACGTCAGTTCTGCCCACGATAGGAAGAGAAAGTCTGTGATCAATATGATTGATGCTATCTTCTGCAACAATCTTTTCTGATTTAAGGATGTTTAGTTTTTCAAAAGCTATAAATCCTTGTTGAATAGTTTGAGGTATAGTTTCCTGGAAGTGTTCTTTCTTCTCTCTGTCTTTATCGTTGACTGGAATATACTCCATAAATTTATCCATTGCTTTTGCAATAGCTTCTTCTTTAGAAAGTTTTGTATTTTTATGTGGTGCAAGTTTTTTCTGATTAGGATTGAAGGACCAAATATCAGTTGAGTAATGAAACTGAATTGCATCATTGACTGCAACACCAGCTGCCATATTAGCATTACCATCAAACTCTCTTCTTTGTTCTTGAGTAGAAAATAAATATCTAAATGCGTAGATACCTTCAGGCATTGAGCTTGAAGTTGGGGAGTGATGATTAATTTTTAAAAGTTCGTTTAGTTTTGTAAAACCGTCTTGTTGTAAAGTTTCTAACGGATCTATAATTTTATTTGTTTTGATATTCATAGACGCATCCTAAAACAGTTTTTATTATTCTGTTTAGTACAGATGCTCTTGAGTGATGTTAGAGGATGTTAGATGATTTTAGATGTTGCTTGATGCTGATCTCTGCTGACTAATGTTATTAGATGCGGTTGGTTGCGGTTCTTGTTCCCAGTTTAAACCTTTTATAAATCTGCATAACCAAATAACTTTAATTTTATAAACTCTCAATCCGAATATTTTGTATTGTGGTCCAAGTTGTAATCTA